GCGGATAGTCGCAAGATTCGAGGCTAAATTACTGTACATTGTAACCGTATTAGCCGCCATCTCGGAGCGGAGGGTCACCGTATTCGCAGCCATTTCACCACGGATGATTCCAACATTCGACTGTAAATCGGACCTAACGGTCACTGTGTTCGCCACCATCTCGGAGCGGATAGTCGCAAGATTCGAGGCTAAATTACTGTACATTGTAACTGTATTTGTAGCCATCTCATCCCTAATATTTGCGGCATGGATATCGAATTCATTCATGTGAAGAACATTCGTGACGTGCGTACCATCACCCTTAAAATATGAAGCCGTTACGTTCCCAGTGGCGACGAGACCATCTGTCACATTTGTTAACTGTATTGTATTGGATGATACATTTCCATTATTTACTATTTGTTCAAGATTTGATGCAATGTTCGATAATAAACCACCGTCGCCAGCGAAGCTATCCGCAACAACGTTACCATAGACACGCATCGAAATTGAGTTCGATGTATCGGGGACTAAATTATCACCACCCGCCGAGCTCTGTGTGTGCGCTAGTATGAATACATCATCTGTTTCTGTAAACCCTAAAGCAACGTTAGCTTCAGTTGGGCTTCGTGTCATGATAAATCCGAGGTCAGTTGCGGTCAAGCTATCATAATTATTTTTTCCGATCTCAACGATTCCGTCGTCGACGATTAAGTTTTGTTTCGACACAAGAGTTGTATCACCCAACACATGAAGGTTACCAGTGATAAAAGTTGATTGAGTCACAAATACATTACCTCGAACGTCAAGAACGTTTGATCCACTGTCATCGATCGAAACATTTGAACCTATATCAAGGGTATGTATCGGGTTCGCGTTTGCGATACCAACATTTGCGACTGTGACGAGCCCAGTCGCGACATTATTGAATTCAGCTGTTAACGTCGTCGTATTGCCAAATGCCATGACACCTTGTAGGGTTGTTTCTGGTGTTAAACCCGTGTCGAATATCTCATGTGTCTCTGAGTTATACGCCAACGCATTTGAAAGAGTCGATCCACCCTTTCTAATGGGCGCCACGTATAAACCGGAGTTAGGTGCCTCAATCACATTTGACGTTGCGTTCAAAACGATTGAATTCAAAGCCTGGTCGTGTGGCATATACTTACCGATCCGTACCTTTTCGGAACGATCGACCGTACTTAAATTTTTCACCATGCCTATTATATTATATTATGATTTTAATTTGAATGTTTTTCGCTTCTGAACATTAAGATAAACAGAACCATCCAGAACTCTTATAAATACATAACTCATCGGTGGACGTATCAAAAACAATCAATCCGGGTACTGGATTTAAAACCTGTTCACGCTCCTCTGTCGTCATTCGAGGTGGCAAAAAGCCGAGTGTGGTGGAATTGAGTGATAGTATTGCAGGTGGATTTCGGTCTTTTTTGGTTGGATCACCGATTGTCGCCTTTCCATTGGCGTCTAGAGACATCGCGTTCGTTAAAGATCCTTGTGGATTCATCGTCCGAAATAACAATCCACCCGGATTTCCGGACGTCGTGCCGTTATTTGCCTTTGTGTATCCACATATATCCGCTAATTTACCGTAAGGTGCGGAAACCTCGACGACTTGTATTTCTCCTAATCTAGACGTCTTCATGAGTTTACTCTCTACGTTGATCGAGTGTGGAATCGTTTTGAGTGATTTTACGTTTTCTAACTGTTCCACTCGAGTTTCGTGTGTGTCGAGAATTTTTTGATGTTCAGCCAGTGTATGGTTTGTTTTTTGAACTTTATCTTCAAAATTTGTTGTGTTTAAATTGTTTATGTTTGTAAGATTGGTGCATTGATCTTTATTAAATTTTATTTTTTCACACATGTCATTTATTTCACTTAAAATATAATCAGTTTTACTATAATAATTAAGAAATTTAAAATTTTTTTGTTCCACGTCATGCATTTTTTGTTCCATGTCGCGCATCGCAGTATCTAAAACCTGTTTGTGGGAATAAAGGTCTTTTTTTATTTTTATATAATCGTCTTTATCCGCGTAATTAAGTTTATCTTCTTCATACTCTTTAAATTTTTTATATAGTTCTTTTAATTGTTCGAATGAGTTTGTCAATTGACTCGATGCAGTTTTTATATGAACATCATGTCTGCGTATTTCTGATTTTAAATCATGGTATTCTTTTTTGTCTACAAATGTTTCTAGAATTTTATTAATTTTATTTATATTTTGTTCTTGTGATTCTACGACTTTCTCATTTTTGGTGATGTTATTTTTGTGAGTATCACATATATCATTTATAACTTTTAGGTCTGTTTTTATATTATCAATTTCAGTTATTTTGTAATTTAACTTATTCACATCCTCCATCACTGGTTTGAAATTCGATATATCATCTTTATTCAAAGCTATTTGATTTTGAATCGGTTTCACAATATTTGAGACACTGTCGTTTATCTCACTCACCCGCGTATCGATCGAATTTTTTATTTTTTCTACAGATTCCAGTTTTGGGATACCTGTCAGATGGGAACCATCACCATATAATTTAGTACAGTATACGTCACCTTCCGCGTGTAAAGATTTTTTTATATCCAAACTGGACACGGAGAGTTCATCAAACGCATGTGAATTATTTTCAAAATCGATTATTTGTGATTTTTTTATATTTCTTAAATATTGACCATCTGCGTGAAGCTCGTTTCTAACATATATATTGTCGAAATGTTGTCTAACTTCAGTTTGAATCTGTATATTTGACAGGAGACCACCGTCACCTTCCAATAAAAGAGCCTTTATTTTACCATCAACTTCTAAATTGGAATCAATTTTAACTCTTCCCTGATCGTTTAAAATATTAACATCGCCCCGTTCATTGTGTATTGTTATACCTGTTTCCTTGTTTGAGGAGTTTTCCGCAATGTCAAGAATCGGGTACAGTTTAAATTTTTCATTTTTGATCGTTTTATTCTCGACTTCGAGATTTTCGACTTCAAGGTGTTTGAGTTTTAATTTTTGTCCACCTATATCCACAATTTCTTTCGTGTGTGAATTATACGCCAAAAGATTTGAACCTTCGTCTGCTCGTATTGGAGCCACATAAAGTCCACTGTGTTTCACATTTGTGAGTTTTTCTTTTGACGCGTTAAACACGATAGAGTTTGCTGGTTGTGTAGAACTCGCGTGGATTCCTAAACGAACTTGGTCCGTAGGTTGATTCACACTGGAATTCTTTACCATTTAATATAAGTTTTCATTTTTAATTAGCGTACAATAACCCGGCCATACCATTTTCGATTCTTAAAATATTATAGTTTACGGCGTAAATCGGATCTGTTATTTTTTTCGTATTGCTCAATATTTTAGCGTTATCAAGCCTACTAAAATTTAAAGTACCAGTTGGCTGTAAAGAGCTGGTTGACAAACAAAAACAGTGTAAAAAGAAATCCGGTGACGTCACGAAGTTCGTATGATAATAATTAACGACATCGATGAAATGTGGTTTCGCAAACCTGAACTCACCTATGTCTAAGCCATTTATTTCAAGCTTAATTTTGTTATCAACTGAGACGAGTGCACCGGTCGCCGTCGTATCTGTGGATGCTATATACTTAACTGGGTGGCTAAATATAAGTTCCTGAGTTTTCTCACCCGACGGAATGTTCTTTTGAACTTGTGTGATGAGCATGTCTCGATTTCTTGAAGCGATGTTACCACGTTCCTCATTGTCCAAATAATAATAATTTGCAAAAGCTTCAATATCATAGTTACCAGCACTTGGACCCCATCTAACTCTTGCTTCAACATTGTGATATTGCAAAGCTATCAATGGGAGAGCATTTTGTGGACCCTCACAGAAGAAGAACCTCAACGGATAAAAATAAGAACTCGAGCTCACACCTGGATGTGGACCGTTTGAACTTTTCGAAACATTTTGGGCAAATGTATCGATCGCAATTTTTTCTGTAAAAATGGCATCCTGAGAATCAATTTTTTGACCGCCTATATAGAGATCTACACTCTTAACTATCTGCGTCCAATCGTGTGAGTACACGGCTTCGCCATTTTGCGAAATGGTAAAATACACGTATCCCAATAAATCACCTGTGCGGTCGAACTGAATCGTCGAGAGAGCGTCGTTCGTTACAGCACCTTGGATGTGTAACTTTGAAATCGACTGAGAAAAATTCGAATGTCGTTTAAAAGTCGAGGAAAAGAAACTTATCTCGGGTTCGCCGATGATATGTTCATCCTGTGCGCCGATGGCAATAAGTTGAACCACACCCGACGACATTTATAATAGGGTAATTTTATAATTTTATCGAATTATAGCATTACAGTTTTATAAATTTATTAATTAATTTGTAAATGGCATGTTCTTCTTTTTACATGCGAACCTAAATATAAAAACATTTTCACCACCACCGTTCGTGATAGCTGCACCGGTTTGGTTCAAAAGAGATATATCTAAGCGATCCAATTTTCGGATCGGTGTCGCATATTCTCGTTCAATATCATAGCTATCCCTGAAAGTAATCGGGTTGGACCCATTTTGGATGATGGATCCGAATGACCTGTTTATCATGGACATAGAACCTTGTCCATTGAAGGTACTCGATGCGCGCTGCGAGTAGTTTGTGTCGAGTTGATCGATCGATACATGACAGACGTTCGTACCGGACGTATCGATTCGCGCAGCTAACAATTTAGCTTGGACGACATTTTCGAGTGTGTTCGTGAGATACACGGAAAATTTATTTTTACTAGACTGTCCGATCGTATCGACCGCGACAGTGTGATATTCGTACTCGAAGTCTGGCAAAGTTGCTCCAGCTTTACTCATATTACTATATGATTAGATTAAATTAACGATCCACCTATCCCACCGATAATTTGGGCATCCGCCGAATCCGACACGACCTTTTGGTCACCACATACACCACCTGGGGTTTTGTTAGAGCTGTAGTAACCAGAGCCTGGGTTTCCTGGTGCACACTTAAGAGAATTTTCCAATTCGAAGATAGACTTCTCGGAAACTGGCTGAGTTTCGATTGGTCGTGGCCTGTACTTGCTGGTCTTTTCAGCTGTAGTCCTGAACGACATCAAAATACATAAAAGTACAAATAAGACGACGATCGATTTGAGGGTATTTTTGTTGGTGGCATTCAACATGTTTTATAATAATATAACATTTTTTTAAGTGCGTTAAAGAAATTAATTTAGATTATAGATACATATTAATGGACGGCGAGATCGTACTAGATCGAAGCAACACTAATGTCATGAAACTCGACGACGCGGAACAGGCTCTCATGGACGAGATCAGTATAGAACCCCCAAAGCCCCGTAGCGCTCGAAGAGTACCAAAGCCCGTGAGCTTCCGACCAGCACAAAATTTTGCGGAGCAGCCACAGGAGGACATCGGCGCTTTCGCGAACCCCAGTAAACAAACCATACCTCAATCTACCGCGGAAGAGGCACCTGTGGATTACGGGGAGTATGATGACCCCATTGACGATGGAATCGGTATGGGTGATTACGCTGCTCCACAGGAAGAGCTTCCCTCTGCTGGGTACAATTCAATCGATGAAGAAAAGGCGGACTTGGTGAATAAGCTGGGTCGACTAGAGAAACGCGGCTTCACGGTCAACAAGCGTCTCAACGCGTATTCGAACATAGACGATTTACGAACTGAAGTAAAGAGAATTACATATAGCATAGATGTAGATAAGAGTATTAAATTTTCGAGGAGAATGCTTGTGGCGTGTTGTACAGGGATCGAGTTTTTAAACAAAAAATATAATCCATTCGAGATCCAGCTGGAAGGCTGGTCGGAGAATGTGATGGACAGTGTGGAAGATTACGATGAAGTTTTCGAAGAATTATACGTCAAGTATCGAACGAAAATGCACGTCGCGCCTGAACTGAAACTCATCATGATGTTGGGTGGAAGCGCGATGATGTTCCACTTGACGAATAGCATGATGAAATCGATCATGCCCAATGTAAACGACATCATGAAACAAAATCCAGGACTCGCGAATACGATGCTGGACGCTGTTAAAAATACAGTGCCTAAATCTGAACAGGCTGCGCAAACCCCTACCGCGCCAGGTGAGCGATATGAAATGAAAGGTCCAGGGGTTGACATCTCCAGCTTGATGGGTAACATCATGATGCCACCCCCACCACCCATGTCTACCTCAGCACCACAGCCTCAACCACAGGCACAGGACGACGACGACGATGACGACGCCATCTCGGACATTGTTGAGACACCGATCGAAGACGAAAAAGATGGAGATGTCAAGGAAGTGAAAGTGACTCCCACAGCGAAGGGGAAGCGGGGTGGGAAGCGACCAAAGAAGTCTGTAGAATTAAATATTTAAGTAATATATAGATGATCGGTTATGCTCCTTTCGAATCAGAGGAGCTCGCCCCGCGCCGACCCGTCGCGAAAAAACCATCTGTGAAACCTCTCCCAAACCCAGGTGGTTTAGAAGAGACTGAGTGCAATTACGTTGTACTCTTTTTCATAGCTGGAGTTTTATGTCTCGCGGTCATGGACGCTGTTAGAAAATAAACATTCAATTTTACCATTCCAGAAAAAATGGTAAAATTAGATTAAATATCGATAAAACACGTACCTTTCGAAAACATATCGGTATCTTTTGGTTCTTCTTTTGATTTCGGGATGTTGAATCCACCCTGTCTGTAAACTCTCAGACGTTTATTATACATTGCGAAACACACAGACCATTGATCAAACATATCGTAAATTTGTGGATTATTTTTTTTACCCTTCGTTTCTCTCATGATTCGCCCAATGGATTGAACTATATCTGATTTAGGCGTCGCCAATATGACAGTGTCGAGACTCGGGATGTCGAGACCTTCGTGTGCCAAACTGTACGTTGCGAATATTATTCTTTTCTTACTCGATTCGTTTAATTTTTCCTCCTTCATGCCACCCATGTACAGTCCAGATGATTTTGGGAACGATTGATGTAATAATTCACAGTGAAATCGTCGATCACTCAAAACTAGAATCTGTCGAGTTGTCTTCAGTAATGTATTCAATAATTTCACGATGACTATATTTCTTTGACGCATTTCAGTCAGTTCGGTGATGAGGGTGGGTAGGGATAATTTACCAAAACGACTACAAGGTGGTGGATCTGTAAACCTATCACAATTAAATTCGATTGGAAAAACGTCCACATCGTCTTGATTCTTCCGCTCGATCGAGAAGAAGGTATCACCCATGAACCAGTGTAACACCTTCGTGAGACCATCCTTTCGGAACGGTGTCGCCGAGAGTCCAAATATATGATTGGGAACGATTTTGAAGAGGGATTGCGAAAAGACTTTTGCACAAATGTGATGCGCTTCATCGACGATCATGGTTCCGATCGAATCGAAATCTCCGAATGAATATTCTTTGAGACTCAAGGATTGTAACATCGCAATGACAAAATCACAGTCAACCTCCTTCTTGTTTTGTTGTACGACCCCAATCGTCGCGCCGGGACAAAATTGTTTGATTCGTTCCTTCCATTGGTTCGCGAGAAACTCTTTGTGTACGACGATCATCGTTCGATATCCCAGCTTACACGCAACGGCTAACGCTACCGTTGTCTTACCAAATCCACATGGAAGGCTGAGAATGCCATGACCGGCTTCAATAGCTTTATTAAATGCTTCAACTTGCCGGGTAGAATCTCTGAGAGTTCCATTAAATTTGGTGGAAATGCGGGTGGGTGTTGGTCGTTTATCTTCATTGGGCGCTCCAAATTTACTAATTCCAAAGTATCTTGGAACGCAGATTCCCGTCTTAGTCGGTCTAAATACTTTAAAAGGCGGCGGGGGAAATCCATAATCATCGTTGACAGTAGCACGTACAGTAAGTTCACGTTTTAATTCTTGAGAACTTTCAACAATGTACCCACTTCTAGTGAGCATGATATAGTATATTAAAGAAATAACTTTAAATGTGTACATATATATATACACCATGCCCGCCGTCAAGGTTGAAGATCAAATTAAAAACATGCTTAAGCAAATTGATGAACTTCGAGCTGAAGCCCTTCGTATGGAAGGCGCTGTCGCCGCGCTCCGAGGGGTATTGAGCTCTGGGGTGACTGAACTCGACCTCCCAGAAAAGCAACAGGCACCAGAAGAGGGTGAGATTACTGAAGATTCGGCGTAATTATTTTTTTAATTGTCCAAGTGAATCCACTATAATTGGAAACGTTCCACGCGCCACTAAACTGCGCATATATTTTAACTTTATCACCTTTCGATAAAGAAGATACAGGTGAGTCTCCCTCGACTTCACACATGACCCTTCTATATCGAAATGGAACTTTTAAAGTCAAGACGTCACCTTCGAGTGGATTATGAATACTTGAATTTAATAATTTACCCGAACAGTTTGCGTGAAGACCACATATATAATCACGAGTTGCGTTGGGTATACTCACTTTGATATATTTTTTATCATTGTGATCATGCATTGATTCGTATACTTCTCCTAATATCGGGTACGTTGTCATTATTATTATAATACTACTATATTCTTTATAGTCGTTTTCGCAAGATAAAAATTACAAGGATCAACACGACTAATAATAAATTTGTAATAATGACGGGTTTAAGAGGGCGTCGTGTATCAAATTTTTCGTGACAGAAAATACGACTTACTTCAATAGCTGATTCAATACTCGAATAAGGTGTAGAACGATCCGACATCATGCCACATATCGCGACGTCGGGGCAATCTCCAAAAAATGGGATTTGTCCATGAATGCCCATGACACTCGATGTTTGTGTATAATGCCATGCGTCGTCTTTCCAAACCGATGACCAACCCATGCGGATAGATTTTGGTTTTGGTAATTTTAGTTGTTTAATAACCATGGATTTGAGAACTTTGGGTTCATATTTTTGGACGTTTTCGTCTATATCACAAATAACACAAGAAATAGTGTGATTGTTACTCAATACGATTGGTTGTAATCGAAGCGGCGATTTATTCATCGCGGTCTCTAAATCTGACATGCTCAGTTCGATTGGATCTTCGTAATCGATTAGAATATTTATCGCTTTATACACACCCGACGATATCTTTTTATGTGCAGTAGGTCCCCAGTTATTTTTAATTAAATTTAATGCGTGACCGCTGTCAACACACAATACGAGCAATCCATCTTCAATAAATGTATCGTCATCAAATGTGGCTCGGTATCCATCTTTTTTGTATTGTACATCCATCAGGGTTTTGTTAAATTCAAAATTAACCCCGGCTTCAACGAGTGCTATTTGCATTCTATCACACATATATTTTCCAGATATGCGTTGTGTGTATTGTGAAGACAGACCTACGTGGTCAAAACTTTTAATAAATTCATAGGCACTCATTGTTTCCCATCCTACACCGTCCATTATATAAGGCAGTGCCGATATGACCTTTTTTCCATTTTCTGATAAAGATCCAATTGAGTCCTGAAGCGTTATACCTTTATATTTATTCGGTTGTGAGAGTACTCTCAATGCGAGGGATAACAAATGTATGTAGTCCGATACATTTAAATTTTTAAAAGTTGTTTTAAACACGTCTAAAATATTAACCTTTTCAAACAATTCATCCCATTTTATACCCATTTCATTTAATAAACTGTGAGTATTCACAAACGCTTGATCAAATAAAATTTTGTGTGCGTGTATGTCTCTGACATTCGTGTCGGGTTCCCACCACGCACCACCACACGATGTTTTTTTATCGTATATGGATACCTCGTGGTCTGTATATTTTTTAAGCTCCCACGCTAAGGACATACCGGTTGGACCTGCACCGATAATGTGTATCCTCATTAATAGTACACACTAAAAAAATTCTAAACATATCGTAAGTATGTTGTCTCTTAAATCGAGGGATATTCAGAAAATAAACACATGGAAATTCGCTGGTGAGTTTCTTTGGCGTAAAAACATACAAAAAGACCAAGCTAAATTAGGTGCTTGGACTCGTAAAAAACTAATAGATTTAGGACCAACATTCGTGAAATTTGGGCAGATCATATCAACGCGATCGGATTTATATTCACCAGCGTTTACACGTGAGCTTGAGAGTCTTCAAGATAATGTTCCACCTATTGATCCTATATATGTAGACGATATAGTTAAAAAAACACCTTTTTTTTCTGAGTTTGAAAATGAACCTTTTAAGTCAGCGAGTATTGGACAAGTACACAAAGCTAAACTGAACAATGGTCGAGACGTCGTCGTAAAATTGCGGAGACCAGGTATATTTGAGACCATGAAATATGACACGGATAATGTCCTCGAGATCGTTAATTTTCTTGAAAAGATTGGAGTCGACACGGGGACTTCAACAGGTTACGCGCTTAACGAATCTATTGAATACCTGTTATCGGAAACAAATTATTCGACTGAGATGAACAACGCGATTAAAATGAAAACTGCATTAAAAAAAATAAAATGGATAAAAATTCCAAAAATATATGAAAAATATTGCACCGATGATATGATCGTTATGGAATACGTCAAATCTACAAAATTAACTGAAATTACCGATACTCGTGTGAACAAAAAGAAAATATGTGAAGCTTTAATCAGTTCGTACATGATCCAAACTATGGAAAAGGGTTTGTTTCACGCCGACCCACATCCAGGTAATTTAGGATTTTCACCCGAAGGCAAATTGGTTTTTTATGATTTTGGTCTAATCATAAACATTTCAGATGAATTGAAACAGGGATTTAAAGATATATTTATGTATATCGTTAAACGCGATACAAAGGGGATAGTCGATACACTCATCAAATTACAAGTGATCGTGCCTACGACGAGCGACACGAGTGATATTGAAATATTTTTCAAAACAACACTCAACTACCTCGAAACCCTAGATGGTGTTAATTTACGCGATGAAATAGTAAATGATGAAATATTATTATCTTTGTCGGTTGAAAAACCTTTTATTATACCGACGTCTTTCGTATACCTCGCGAAAGCCTTTTCTACCATAGAAGGTACGTGTGTTCGGTTAGATAAAAAATTTAATTATTATGAGTATCTCGAACCGCTTCTCCGCGACGAGGTCATGGATTCGATCGATGTCAGGGACATGATGGCGACGTCGATGGAAATGCCATCGAGAATTCGAAATATCAACGTAGCTGTTTTAGGATTGGAGAAGTCTAAATCATCCATGAAACGATCATTAAATAAAACGAGACGAGAAATACAAAATGCTCAATATAGTGTATTGAGCGCTTTGTTTGCGGGTAATTTATTTAATCATGGGAATTACTATTCTTTTGTGTTTTTTTCTATATTGACCGGTTGGTTTGTATTCATTTCTCGTAAAAATCGATAGCGTGATCCATCATCTCCACCTTTTGGGATTCACACGGCTTATCGTTGAAAAATTCTTTGTGACTTTCGAAAATTTCCCGCGAACGCTTTTTTTCACGCTCTGTTATTTTCGAAAATTCGCTTTTCATCTTATCCAAATCTTTTTGGCGTTGTTTTTTCATTTGTTTCCCAAACTTCTTAAATTTCTTTTGGGAAATAACGTTACTCGATTGTGCGATACTGAACATTTATTATTTGTGAACATTTTATTTGCCATCGAGATTTATTTTTAAACGTTTTATTTTTTCTTCAAACTCACGGCGCTCGCCAGGTGATTCAATTTTTTCACCCGCCGATATCGCGCGTATCTCGGGTCCTGTCAAATGCATGCCATCAATTCTGAAATCTTTAAAAGCTTCCATCGTGATCGGAACCAATGGTTCAATCAACTCAAACATGGCGTTTGCGTATTCGCGAATCTCCTTTTGTGCATGGTCATCCATTCTGAGGTAAAGGTAATGCATGAGGTTGTGTAAATTTATCTTCCAATAAAATTCAGTGTACGTTGATTGTGGAAGCACACCTCTAGCCTGTTCTCGGCACACACCCAAATCCAACAGGTCCTGGTAGACCTCAAAAGATTCATTTGTATTTTTTGACATTAAGTTCGTGAGTTCATCCCTGACTTCGACGACCCCCTCCGACCCCTGATTGTTTACCACCGATTGCCCCCGAAGTTCCCGTGGTTCATAGAATTGCTTCGGTACGACTGAATACCTGGCAGAGAGTTCGTTGACGGAGGCTGTTCTATGTCGAAAATGTTGTCGTGCGACGTAGATCGGCATTTTGATGTGAAATTTGAACTCCACCATTTCGAACGGTGTGGTGTGCCAATGTCTGAGTAGATATCGTAGGAGACCCCGGTCTCCTCGGGTACTCTTTGTCCCATCTCCATAAGAGACTCTGGCTGCTTGGACAATTGACGAGTCCAAGTTTTTTTGAGGCATGTGATCGACGAGCCTAACAAATCCATGATCCAATACATCCTTTTGCATTTTTATACTCGGCGATTGATTTCTTTAAGTCTACAAATTAATTTATGAAATGCATTTAATTGTCATATATACGACTGTAGTGTGCCATTGAACGTTCGAGATTCCACGAGGGGTCGATACGGTCGGGTGCGTCGATGGTGATGCACATGCGTTTGAATGTGTCTGGTGAGACATGATAAGCTTCCCAATATAATTCGGACATGAACTTACCGACGTGATCGACGCGAACGTTCTTGTCAACTAGAAGTGGTTCAAAATCTCGAATAATGTCGGTCGGTTCCTCTCTGCACGCAAAGATATTGGTGTATATGAAATCCGTGCGCATTTCATCAATTTTCAAGAGACCGGATGGGAGCACGTAGTAAAAATGCCACCCCGGTAATTGGTCAAACATATCTTCAATTCGAATATCTTTTATTCTGTAGTGATTGTCATATTCAAATTGAACCATATCGACGGTGACATTCCCGAGTCCCTGGAGAACACCGAGGTCGTGACCATCCGTGTCAATCTTTAAAAAGTTGATGTGAGAGATTCCATGCGATGCACAGTAGCGACTGAGACTATTCTCTTCGGCATCCACAGCTGACACGTTCACGTGTACGTTATCACCCGAGTAATCAACATCACGCGCATACATGACATGACCATATGTATCACGCCATTCCGGACCAGAGGGTTTAAATTCGGGATCGAACAAATGCACTTGCATGGTCGGCTTTATTTCGGATGGAAAACAACTACCAGTTGCACCGACATCAAAAACTTGAGAATCGGGTGGTATATTCTTAACAATTGATTTTAACAATGATATCTCACCATTGACACTGTGATTGCAACATATGCGGTAATTGAAATATGGGAGATTGTACTTATGATCGGCGTCACTAACGGTGATCCAGGTATCGAGGGGTAATTCGTCATTCGATTTGTTTTTTTGCATTTTATAATAGAGGACTCATCTCTTTAAATACTAAATGAATCAT